AAGGGTACTGCTAATCCCGCTTACGCTTCTATTGAGCGAGTAATGAAAGAGTATAAGAGTATCGCTGCAGTCGGTATTGATGCTGCAGACCGTGTTCGTATTACTGGTGCGCAGATTCGTATGAATGAATATTACGGCCAGACTGGTAATCTGAACTCTTACCCTCGTATCAATGCTTCTTTCGTAACCAAGATTACCGATATGAGCAAGTACACTCCCGAAGCTACTTTCTCTGCAATTTTCGCTATTGGTAGCATGGGTTATGAAACTGATAAGGATGGCGTGGAAATTCCTAATCGTTACAAGATTCGTGGTATCATGCCTCAGTACGGCGGCAGCGTTGATGTAATTGATTTCTTCGCTACCAGTCCTAACGTTATTGATGCTGTTTCTTCTTACTGGGAGCAGGGTGATACTGTTAAGATTAATGGTAAGCTGAACTTTACCTCTAAGACCGAGGAGAAGATGGTTGAGGTCGACTTCGGTGAGCCTCGTATTGAGAGAAAGACTATTTCTGTCAGCGAGCTGATTATCACCGGTGGTTCTCAGACTCCTCTGGAGGGCGATTTTGCCTTTGATATGGATGAAATCCATAGCGCTTTGGAAGACCGTCAAGCTCGTTTGGCTGAGCTGAAGGCAAAGCAGAAGGCCAAGGAGAATAAGACCGCTCCTAAGGCCCCCAGTAAGAAGCCCCTGGCTGACCTGGGCTTCTAATGGAGGTAACATAAATGGCTATTGATATTTTAGCCATTCAGCCGTAGGTTATTTCGAGAGATTTACGCTCGAAATACCTGCTCCTGGCTGGCGCACCTAAGATTGGTAAAACTGAATTTTGTACTATGGCGCCCGATGCTTTGGTGTTAGCATTTGAGATTGGTACCAATGCAAGACCTGGCGCTATGATTCAGAAGATTGATACCTGGAGTACATTCAAGTTAGTTCTTCGTCAGCTGGAAAAACCAGAAGCAAAAGCCAAGTTCTCAACCATTTGTGTTGATACGGTTGCAATTGCTTATGACCTGTGCGAGCAATTTATCTGCGCCTAGAATGGTGTACAAAAAATTGGTGACATCCCCTATGGTGGCGGTTATGCTGCTCTATCTAAGGAATTCGATAGTGCGCTTCGTAAAATTACTATGATGGGTTATGGTCTAATTATGACTTGTCACTTAAAGGAAAGTTCTGATGAGAATGGTGAAATCATTGGATATAAGCCCGACTTGAACAATCGTTGCTTAAAGATTGTTAACGGTCTGGTTGATATTATCGGTGTCATCACTCAGACTTGGGATGAGCATGGTGAAAGTCATCGTTGGATTCAGACTCGTTCTACTCCTACCATTGTTGCAGGTTCCAGATATAAATATCTTGCTCCTCGAATTCCATTTGGCTATAATGAGTTCTTGGAGGCTCTTGGTCAAGCAATTGATAAAGAGCAGGAAAATGGCGCAGTCGTTACTGACACAGCACCTGTTGATACATTTGAGAAATTGGATTATAAAGCAATTCGCGCAGAAGCCTCTGAATTGTGGACTGTCCTTGTAGAGAAAGACCCTGAAAATGCTCCTGTTATCTTGAAAAAGGTTGAGATTATTTTTGGTCGTCCTATGAAGCTGTCTGAAATCACAGAAGACCAGGTTGATTTGTTTAACCTTGTTGTTCTTGATATGAGAGATATGTTAAAGGACTAATCCTTTTAATTACGCCACCCTTGGTTTCAAGGGTGGCTTTTTCTAATTTGACTTTTTATAAAAAATATGATATAATATATTTGGGAAAATAAGGTAAGATTGGTGGTGCGATAATGGCAAAAACGATATTAGTAAAATGTCGTATTTGTAAGGAGCAATTTAACAGACTAGACCCAAACCTAATTGAAGGGGTCGATTTCGTAAAACCCAGTGAAAAGATGTATTATCATAAGAAATGCTATGATGAATACCAAAATTCCAAACTGGATGTCCACGCAAACATGACCGATGAACTTTGGTTCAAGGCAGCCTGGGATTTCTTGCGAAGAGATTTAAAATACGATTTTAATTTTGTGAAAGTTCGTCGTCAATGGGAAAGTTTTTTAAAGAATAAGATGACCGCCAAAGGTATGTATTTCGCTTTGAAGTATCATTATGAAATTAAAAAAGGAGATGTATCAAAAAGCGAAAATGGTATCGGAATAATTCCACATATCTATGAGGATAGTCGCGGCTATTGGCAGGAGCGAGAAGAAAGAGATAGAGGTATTGTTGCCGCTATTGAAGAACAGATTCGTCAAGCTCAGAGTCAAAATATCATCGAAGTAAAGATGAAGAGAAAAAAGCGACACATAAAGACTGCGGCAGAAATGTTAGCAGAAGTAGATATGGAGGATGACGAATGACAAACAAGGGAACCATTCAGCAGATTCTTGGTTCTCTGATGAAGCATCCTCAGTTTTTAAGTGAGGTTGATAAGTATAGCTTGTCCATCTCAGACTTTTCAACTAAGTTCGAGAAATATGTTTTCAATGCTATAAGTGGCTTATGGCATAGTGGCGCGCAGAGGATTACAGCTCTAGATATTGAGAGTTATCTTGAAGCCAATGATGCGGCGAAAAAACTATATGAACAATAGAACGGTCTTGAGTATTTACAGGATATTGAGGAGTTCTCTAATATAGAGAACTTTCCTTATTATTATACCAAGCTAAAAAAGCTGAATTTGCTCAGAGATTTAAAGAAACAAAATTTCCCCGTAAGTGAATTTTATCAAGAAGATTTAACTGCGGCGGACGCAATGGAAATTAATCAACGATTTGAAGAGTTGACTGTTAGTGATATTATTACTGCGGTTAAGAAAAGATTACTAGTTTTAGAATCTGATTATGCAGGCACTGAAGAAGTTCAAGAATGGAATATTGGTGATGATATTGATGAACTTGTCGAATCTTTTGGTGCAGAAGGAAGCGTTGGACTTCCAATTCAAGGTTCCATTTTTAGTAAGATTATTGATGGAGCACAGCGTTCTTGTCTGACCATTCGTTCTGGTGCGAGTGGTACTGGTAAAACAAGAAACGCTGTGGCCGATGCTTGTATTCTTGCTTTTCCTATAAGATACAATAGCTCAACTGCTTCTTGGGAACAGAAAGGCAGTAATCAGCGAATCTTATTTATTATCACAGAGCAGACTGATATTCAGATTAAAAAAATGATTTTAGCATACTTAACTGATATAAATGAATCTAAGTTTAAGTATGGACGTTTCACCGAAGAAGAAAAGAAGCGAATCGCACAGGGCAAACAGATTATGAAGGACTATGCAGATAATTTTATTTTGGTTCGTATTCCCAATCCAACTATTGATTTGGTAAAAACCAAAGTGCGTGAAAAAGTCTTATTACATGATATTGGTTACGTATTCTATGACTATATTTTTATTGGGCCAGCGCTTCTTAATGAATTCCGTGGCTTCGGCGTTCGTAATGATGAGGTTCTGCTAATGATGGCAACTGCTTTAAAAGACTTGGCTGTTGAGTTGGACGTATGTGTATTTACTTCTACACAGGTCAATGCAAATGTTGATAACAACATAAATATCAGAAATGAATCTTCTCTAGCCGGTGGCCGTTCAACAATCAATAAAGCAGACAATGGTGCGATTATGGCTCGTCCTACAAAGGAAGAATTAGAAACTCTCGAACCAATTATTGCCGTTCATGGTAAACCGAACTTGGTAACCGACATCTTCAAAGTTCGAAGTGGTGAGTGGACACAAGTACGTATTTGGTCTATTGTTGATTTGGGTACAATGAAGCGAGATGATTTGTTTTTAACTGATTCTCGGTTAGTTGTTATCAACGATTTCTATACTGGTGATGAGTATAATATCAGTGATTTTGAAAGCGATGAACTGATTGAAATTAAAAGAAAGGTTGATTGGCTAAATGGATTATGTTGAGATAATCTCTAATTTGGATACCGATTCTGTGATTCATTTGATGACAGAACTTGGCGCCGATAGATATGATGATAGAGAAGATTTTGTAATCTTTCCCACCATCTGCCATAATTTGGAATCTAGTGAAGCATCAATGAAATTATATTTTTATAAAAAGAACAAGATGTTCGTCTGTTACACAGAATGTGGAAGTATGTCTATCTTTAAATTTCTTCGTACTTATTACGAAGAAAGACAGATAGAATACGACTGGTATCAAGATATCTATGAAGTGGTTTGTAATTGTTCTTCTTTCAAACAAAGAGAAGGTTTTGTTAAACCAGTTTATAAGAGTTTGAAAGAACGCTACTCTGTTGCACGGAAAGAAGTTCAACTTCCAGAATACTCTCCGAATGTGTTAGATTGTTTTATTAAACATTATCCACCAGAATGGTTAAATGATGGCATATCAAAATTGGCTATGGATAAGTTTAATATCTCCTATTCTATTTCTCAAAATAAAATTATTATCCCTCATTATGATATTGATGGTCGTCTTGTGGGAATTAGAGGGCGCGCACTAAATAGATGGGAAGTAGAGAATGTAGGTAAATATGCACCAATACGCATTGAAAATACTTGGTATAAACATCCACTTTCCATGAATCTCTATGGATTAAATATAAATAGAAAAAACATTCGAGCACATGGACTATGTTTTCTTTTTGAAAGCGAGAAAGCTGTGATGCAAATGGAAGGCTTCCATTTTCCGAATTGTTCAGTAGCAGTATGTGGTAGTAATTTCAATAAGTATCAATTGAATATTTTAATGAGAACTTGCGCGCCATATGAGATAATTCTATGTTTTGATAAAGAGGAATTGCCAGGTGAGGATAAATATTTCAATAAGCTATGGAGTATTTGCCAGAAATATAAAAATTATTGTAACTTCTCTTTTGTTTATGATAGAGAGGGTTTACTTGATTTGAAGGATTCTCCTACTGATAAAGGAGAAGAGACTTTTATAAAACTTATAGGAAAAAGGGTAATTGTTAAATGAAAACCAAACTGATTAATACAAATTTTAAGAAAGATTATGTAGATTCACTTTTGAAGGCTCGTGGCATTGAAAATCCAGAAGATTATTACATGCCTAATGATAGTTTTTTACAATCTCCTTGCGATTTAGAAAATATCGGAGAAGGTGCAATGCTAATTGATGAAGTGATTAATAGAGGAGAAAGAATATTAATTGTAGTTGACTCCGATAATGATGGTTTTACTTCTGCAACAATCATATATAATTATTTAAAAGACTTAGCACCAGAACTGGAAATTGATTATGTTCTTCATGAAGGTAAGCAGCATGGATTACAAGATCATATTAAAGGTATTATGGATGGAGGTAAAAATTACGGATTAATTATTTTGCCCGATTCCTCAAGTAATGATTATGTTTATCATGAAAATTTAAAGGAAATTGGAGCATCTGTATTAGTTCTTGACCATCATATAACTGATACTTAGCTAAGTGATAATGCTGTAGTTATTAACAATCAGCTTTCTCCTTTGTATAAGAATAAAGAACTAACTGGTGCCGGAGTGGTTTACCAATTTTGTCGCTATCTTGATTGGTATTTTAAATCTGAAAATACTAATGCAAACAAGTATATGGACTTGGCGGCTTGGGGTATTATTGGCGATATGGGCTCCATGCTTGAACTGGAAAATCGTTATATCGTAAAGGAAGGATTAAAGAATATTAATAACAAGTTGCTATGGGCGCTCATGGAAAAGCAGGCTTATTCTATTACTGGCGTAATGAGTCCTAGTAGACAACAGTTGATTGATGCCATGAATCCCATTAGTGTAGCTTTTTATATTGTTCCTCTGGTTAATGCAATGATTCGTGTTGGCACCATGGATGAAAAGTGTCGTCTGTTTGAAGCATTTCTAGATGGCGATAAAATGATTCCTAGTGGCAAACGTGGCGCCAAGGGCACTTTCGAAAAGGCTGGAATAGAAGCCGCACGTGAATGTAGTAACGCACGCAATCGCCAGAACAAGTCTCTCGAAGTGGCAATGGATAAGACAGAAATCAAAATTCATAAGTATGATTTGTTGGAGAATAGAATTTTATTTGTTCGTCTGGATGAAGAAGATACTTTTCCTTCTGAATTAAATGGACTACTAGCTATGAAGCTAAGCGCCAAGTTCAAGCGTCCTACTATTGTTGCACGACTGAATGAACAAGGCTTCAATCGTGGCTCTATGCGCGGACTGAATCAGAGTGAATTGGTTTCTTTTAAAGACTTTCTAACTAAAAGTGGAATGTTTGAATATGTCCAGGGTCATGATAATGCGGCTGGTTGTTCTATTCCTAATTCTCATTTAAGTGATTTCCATAAGTGGGCAAATGAAGCTCTTGTTGGAATTGACTTTGGTGAAAACTGCTATGATGTAAATTTTGATAGAATTGCTGCCGATGATGATTTAGCAGATATTATTCGTGATATTGGAGCGCATGGTGGTATTTGGGGTTAGCAGAATCCAGAGCCTTTGATTCATGTGACGGATATCAACATTTCTGCAAGTGACGTCCAAGTCATGGGTAAAAATAAGGATACTGTAAAGTTTGAAAAGTTTGGAATTGCCTATATGAAATTCCATGCTAAGGATTTAATTGAAGAACTGAATAAGTACCCATCTATGAAAATTGAAATTGTTGGTCGTGCCAATTTGAATGAATGGGGCGGCCGAGTGATCCCTCAGATTTTTATTGAAGATATTGAGGTGAAAGATAATGCGTTAGGTTTTTAAGAAGATAAAAGATTTTATTTGGGCTTTGTTTATTATTTGCCCAGCTTTGTTTGTTTTACCAGTGGTATTATTTATTGCTTATTTAATAGCAACAAGTGATTTGCCAGATTGGTTTAAGTTCTTTTTATTGAGGTAAAATTATGTGTAAGAATTTTGATACCTGGCAAAAGTCATATTTTAAAGATAAAGACGGTTATTCTTATGATTATGACTTATTTATTTTAAGTGAAATCATAAGACCTGGATATATAGATAAATATTATCAGAGTAGGGGATAAGTTGTAATATAAATGATAAAAATTTTGATTTTAACTGATAGAATGTAGTTATGGCGAGACCTTATTGTAAAAATTATGCACGTAGATAGAGTATGCGTCCACAAAGATTCAATAATAATATCTAATAGAATGTTCTATTTTTTAATTAGAAATAGTTTAAGAGAAAGTGAACGTGGTGCGGCTTACGCTCATTGTATTTTAGATAAAGATATAGATGAAGAAACATTATTTAGGGTTTTAAAACCATCTATTAAACAAACAATTAGCCGTTATGGATTACGCTCCATGTTTGAGAATTGACAAAATTGTAAATTTATGGTATAATATTTATAGAAAATGGATGAAACTTTTAGAGTTTTTATCATTTTATACTACTTATAAATAGAACAAAGTGATAAGGTGATAAAATGTTTATTTATAAAGCAGTCAGTAAAACCACTGGAAAAGTTTATATCGGTCAAACCACACAAACTTTACAAGAAAGAATTAATCAACATAATTCTCATGCTTACGGACATCAATATAACTATCATTTTCATAATGCCATTCGTAAATATGGCTCTGAAGATTTTACTTATGAAATAATTGAAGATGATATTAAAACAATAGAAGTATTGAATGAACGTGAAAAATATTGGATTGCTTATTATAATTCTTATTATGACGGATATAATTCCACCTTGGGCGGAGAGGGTTGTGTGCGTCGTGATGATGAAATGATAGTTAAACTTTTTAAAGAGGGATATACTACTCAAGAAATATGCGAAATAACTGGCTATAATAGACAAACAATTTATAGAAGTTATAGTATTAATGGATTAACTGAAGATAATAACAAAAGAAGAGCTGAACAAAATAGAGAAAGATGCTCTCGCACAGTAGACCAATACTCATTGGATGGAAAATATATTAAAACTTGGCCGTCAGCAACAGAATGCGGAAAGAACTTGGGAAATCAAGGACTTATAAGTGCAATATGTCGTCAAGAAAAAAGTATATTAAGTGCTTACGGTTTTTTGTTTAAATATACCGATGACCCACGGGATATTTCAGAGTGGGTTGTACGACTTAAAAATAAAAAAGATGCTGGAAGACCAAAAAAAGAAATAGAACAATATGACAGTGATAACAACCTTATTTGCACCTATGAATCTGCGTCTGCAGCGGCGACAGCTTTGGGCAAAAAGGATAAATCAAACATCTGCGCTGCGGCGCGAAAAGGAGTAAAAGCTTATGGATATTATTGGAGATACAAATAAAACTCTTGGCTTCCCCGGGAGTGTCCATAACCACACGGACTACTCAAACTTGAGGCTTAGAGACGCGATTATTAAAACAGAAGACTTACTATGGTATGCCGCGGAATTAGGACACGAAGTAGTTGGTATTACCGAGCATGAATCATTAAGTAATCATGTTAAGGCTGAAAAAATTTATAGGGAAGTAAAAAAGAAATACCCTAACTTCAAATTAATTCGTGGTAATGAAATCTATCTTTGTAGAAATGGATTAAATGCTAACAACTTTAATCGTGAATATGATAAATACTATCATTGCGTTCTCCTTGCTAAGGATGCAATCGGCCATAAACAAATTCGTGAGATTTCTACTAGAGCTTGGCATCGTAGTTATATGGCGCGAGGTATGCGTAGAGTCCCTACTTATTACCAAGATTTAATTGATGTCATTGGTGAAAATCGAGGCCATGTTATTGGAACTACTGCTTGTCTTGGTGGCGCGCTTCCCACTCAGCTTTTGAGATATAGAGATTCTGGTAGCCAAGAATTATATGAAAGAATCATCGCTTGGTGTGAACAAATGGAATGGATTTTCGGACCCGGTAATTTTTATCTGGAACTTCAGCCTGCAGCGAATCGTGACCAGCGTTATGTTAATAGAGCATTGATTGATATTGCGAACACTTATCATTTTCCTTATATCATTACAACTGATAGTCATTATTTGAAGAAAGAAGACAAGCCTATCCATAAAGCATATCTGAACTCTCAGAATGGCGACCGAGAAGTTGATGACTTCTATGCTACTACTTATATGATGAATACCGAAGAGCTCGAATCTTTTATGGGTTTAACTAGAGAAGAATTAACCGAAGCATATAATAATATTCATCATATTAAAGAAATGTGTGAAGATTACAGTTTAATGAAGCCTCTAAAGATTCCTCAGCTTCCTTGGAGCGAACCTTTTGGTGCGCCTGCACCTTATAAGTGGTTTGATAAGATTCCTTATATGAAAACCTTTATGGAATCAGATTATATAGGTGACCATCATTTGTGTGATGCTATTTCTTTAGCTCTGTCTAAAGACAAGAAATTACAAACTCAAGAAATCTATAATGCAATTAATGAATGTCTTGAAATGACTTGGATTTCTTCTGAAGTCAACAAAACTCATTGGTCTGCATATTATCTGAATCTACAAAAGATTATTGAGGAGTGTTGGAATGCGGGAACTCTTGTAGGTTGTGGCCGTGGTTCCGGTGTTGGTTTTATTCTCCTGTATCTTCTGGGTATCACTCAAATTAACCCTCAATGGGAAACGACAAAAACATTTGCCTGGAGATTAACCCGAAAAGGGTCAAAGGTCTCCTATCTATGGTGACATAGATACAAAAAACTCCGTGAACGCAAGTCAAAGCGGTGTGCGCGCAAGCGTGCTAACGGTGAAGACTTAAAACTATAGAGTTAATACCGTGCCAAGTTTACTTATAATTGGAGAGCCAAGAGTAAGTAAAAAGGTGTATCGACTATTCCGAAAGGAAGTAGGATGGATAATTGTCACCATCCGAAGCGCGGAGGCTCTCATAATATAAATGGAGATGATATTATGGGATATATTTATAAAATCACTAATACTTTAAATGGTAAGATATATATAGGTCAAACAGTAAAAAGTTTGTAGAAGCGTTTTACTTAGCATAAAAATAATAGTAATAAATCTTATTTTTCTCAAATAGTGCTTTATAAAGCATTTAATAAATATGGAATTGAAAACTTTACTTTTGAAGAAGTTGAGCAAGTTGACAATTCTAATTTAGATGAAAGAGAGAAATACTGGATTGAA